GAAAACGGGTGCAGCGACGAATACAAGAATGGGGAAAACCAATATGGGAAAAAAGCAGCGGCTGATCTCCAGGCCTACAACAGCCTGATTAAAAATTATAACATGGTTTCCGACCGGCTGGAAAAGCTGCTCCCTCCCGAACAGAGGCAAGGCCGGTTAGGGGCGTTACGGGATGAATAACCACATCTATGAATATTACCAGAAGATACAGGATGGGACGATCATCGTCGGCCGATGGATACGGCTGTGGTATGAATATATCGTTAGAGGACTGGAAAACGGCCTATTTTTCTTTGACGCCAAAAAAGCAGGTAAAGCGATCCGCTTTATTGAAACCTTCTGCCGTCACCATGAAGGGGCGCTTGCACCGCAGCTTATCCGGTTGGAGCTTTGGCAAAAGGCTTTTATCTCGGTGGTGTTCGGTATTCTGGACGAGAGCGGAGCAAGGCAGTTTCGGGAGATCGTCTGCATAATCGCCCGGAAGAACGGCAAAACGCTTTTTGCCGCTGCTATTGCCGAATATTGCACCTTTCTGGATGGGGAATACGGCGCACGGATTTATTTTGCGGCCCCCAAGCTGGAGCAGGCGGCGCTTTGCTACGACGCTTATTATCAGATGATCGACAAAGATCTGGAGCTGTCCGCGATGGCCAAAAAACGCCGGTCGGACGTGTACATATCCGAAAGCAATTCCAGCGCCCGGCCTATGGCATTTTCCGCCAAAAAATCGGATGGATTGAATATCAGCCTATGCGTGGCGGATGAAATCGCCAGTTGGCCCGGGGATCAGGGATTGAAATTTTACGAGGTGATCAAATCGCCCGCCGGCAGCCACTGCTTTTATCCATATCAACCGCCGGTTATATCAATGAGGGAATATACGACGAGCTGATCAAACGCTCCACTCGGTTTCTGCTGGGGGATTCCAAGGAGCGGCGGCTGGCTCCATTTCTGTATATAATCGACGATGTAGAAAAATGGGCGGATATCAACGAGCTGCGCAAATCCAATCCCAACATGGGGGTTTCCGTCTCGGTGGATTATCTGCTGGAGGAAATAGCGGTGGCGGAAGGAAGCCTGTCCAAAAAGGCGGAGTTCCTCACAAAATACTGCAATATCAAGCAGAATAGTTCCCAGGCCTGGTTGTCCACGCGGGACGTGGAAAAGGCCGCTGGGTCCCATTTGGAGCTGAACGCCTTTCGGGATACCTATTGCGTGGGCGGCATTGATTTGTCCCGTACCACCGACCTGACGGCTTGCACGGCAGTTATCGAGCGTGGCGGAAGGCTGTATGTGTTTGCACGGTTTTTCCTGCCTGCGGAGAAGCTGGAGGAGGCGACGGCGCGGGACGGTCTCCCCTATTCCGCTTATGTCCAGCGAGGGATTCTTAAACTGTCCGGGGATAATTTCGTGGACTACCACGATTGTTTCGACTGGTTCCGCACGCTGGTGGAAGAATACCAGATATATCCACTCAAAGTCGGCTACGACCGATACACCGCACAGTATCTGGTGCAGGAGATGTCACAGTACGGATTCCACATGGACGATGTATTCCAGGGATACAATTTAACGCCTGTTATTCGAGAGGTAGAAGGGCAGATGAAAGACGGTGTGTTTTGTATCGGGGACAACGATCTGCTGAAAGTACACCTGCTGAATACGGCAACCAAGGCCGAGGTGGAGAGCGGCAGATGTAAACCGGTGAAAATGAGTGCAACCGATCATATCGACGGAACGGCAGCCTTACTGGACGCCATGACGGTGAGGCAGAAATATTACGCGGAAATTGGAGAGCAGCTAAAAAACGAGGGGTGATCCTTTGGGACTTTTTGAAAAAATATTCAAGCGGCCGAATCCGCCGCAGGAATCCAACGGATTCTTTCATACATTAACGGCCTATACCCCTGTTTTCACCACCTGGGGAGGGCGAATTTATGAAAGCGAGCTGGTGAGGGCGGCCATCCACGCCAGGGCGACGCATATAAGCAAGCTGCAGGTAACTGTACAGGGAGGCGCCAAACCGAAGCTGCAAACCAAGCTGCGCTCTGGCCCCAATGAATGGCAGACCTGGGGGCAGTTTCTTTACCGGCTTTCCACCATTCTGGATATGCAGAATACGGCGTTTATCGTGCCGGTCCAGGACTATTTCGGGGAGGCGTCGGGTATTTTCCCGGTTCTTCCTTCCCAATGCGAAATTATCGACGTGGCGGGAGAGCCATGGTTGCGGTATCGATTCCAAGGCGGGGACCATGCAGCGGTTGAGCTGAATGTCTGCGGCGTCATGAACAAATTCCAGTATGCGGATGATTTTTTTGGAGAAAGCAACGCGGCGCTTGCACCCACTATGGAGCTGATCAATATTCAAAATCAGGGAATTTCTGAGGGGGTCAAAAGCGCGGCTACCTTCCGCTTCATGGCGAAGGTCAACAATTTTTCCAAGGCGGAGGATCTGGCGAAGGAGCGCAAACGCTTCACCCGGGAAAATCTCCAGGGGGAGGGAGGCGTACTTCTGTTTCCCAACACCTATTCAGAGATTCAGCAGATTAAATCCACGCCATTCGTGGTGGACGCCGAGCAGATGAACGCCATCAAGGAAAACATCTACAATTATTTCGGTGTCAATGCCGATATCCTGCAAAACAAGGCGTACGGCGACGCCTGGAGCGCCTTTTACGAGGGAGCGATAGAGCCATTTGCCGTTCAGTTTTCCGACGTTTCCACCAAAATGCTGTTTTCCGAGCGAGAGCGGGCCTCCGGCTCTTTTTTAATGGCCACAGCCAACCGGCTGCAATATATGAGCAACACGGAAAAGCTGAACGTATCGGCTCAAATGGCCGACCGTGGGATTATGAACCGGGATGAAATTCGTGAGATCTGGAATCTACCTCCCCTGCCGGATGGGCAGGGGCAGGCGTATACCATCCGCGGAGAGTATTACCTGCTGGGTGCGGATGGGAACGTGATGAAAAAGGGGGACGACTTAACCGATGATCAGTGAAAACAGAGAATACCGCGCTTTTGAAATGCGGACAGCCGACGGCGACATGATTGTGGAAGGCTATGCCGCTGTTTTTGAATCTCCGACTGTGTTGTACAGCGACAGCAATGTTGACTACTTGGAAGTGGTGGATCGGGACGCATTTGCCAATGCGCAAATGACCGATGTGGTCATGAACTACAACCACCAGGGGAAGCCGGTAGCTCGCACCAAAAACGGGACGCTCACGTTGGCAACCGACGAAAGCGGGCTGCGTATACGGGCGGATCTGTCCGGGACGGAGGAGGGCCGCCGCCTCTATGAAGAAATCAAGGGCGGATATATCGACAAGATGAGTTTCGCGTTCACGGTGTCGGAGGACAGCTATGACCGCGATACACATATGCGCCGTATTTTGAGGATTGAGCGGCTGTACGACGTCGCCGCCGTGGATATTCCTGCGTACGACGCTACCAGCATTTCCGCGCGCTCCTACTTCTCGGCGGAGGCGGAGAAGGTGAAACAGGCGGAGGCCCGGGCGCAAAAAATTCAAAAATTAAAGCTGTTATTGGAGGTAATGAGATGAACAGAATCGAGGAAATCGAAAATCGCATGGCGGCTATTGCCGACGAGCTGGAAAACGACGGCGTAGACATCGACGCGCTGGAGGCGGAGGTTCGCAGCCTGAATGCGGAAAAAAAGCAGATCATGGAAACCGCCGAGAAGCGCAATAAGCTGAAAGCGGAGGTAGCCGGAGGAGAGGCTGGCAGCGTGGTGAGGCGCTTTGCCTCCGACGGGATGGAGGAGCGGGCTTACGGCTCGGATTCCAAGGAATACCGCAACGCATTTCTGAAGGATCTGCTGGGTCAGGAAATGACCAGGGAGGAACGGGCGGCCTTTGTCCATATGACCACCAACACCTCCGCAGTGCTGCCTACCACTATGCTCGATCAAATCTGGGATTTGGTGAGCCAGCGGCACGCCATCATGGGCGATATCACCATCTACCGCACCGGCACGATTCTGGAGGTGGTGAAGCATACCGCCATCGTGCAGGGCGCGGCCAAGACCGTGGCCGAGAACACCGCCAACGACGATGAGCAGAACACCTTCGTCAAGGTTACCCTGTCCGGAAAGGATTTTTCCAAGCATGTGGATATTTCCTACTCCATGGAGCGCATGAGTATCGACGCGCTGGAGCAGTATCTGATTAACGAAATCAGCGCGGGGCTGGGGGACGCTATGGCTGACGATGTGATCGCCCAGATCGGCACCGATATGGCCAGCGGAAACAAGGTGAACAGCGCGGCAGACAACACCCTCACCTTCAAAGAGCTGGCCGCCTTGTTCGGCAAGCTCAAACGCGTTGGCGCCGTCACGGTCTATGCCACCCGGGCGACGATTTACAACTATCTCGTCGGTATGGTGGATACCACCGGACGGCCGATTTTCCAACCGTCCGCGCAGGTGGGGCAGGAGGGGGTTATTCTGGGCGCCCAGATCAAGGTGGAGGATTCCGTCGCGGATAATGTAATCCTGACCGGTGACGCCAGCCGCGTGATTTATAACATGGTGCAGGATGTCATGATTGAGCGGGACAAGGACATCAAGAAGCATGTGACTACCTATTCCGGCTATTCCCGTGGTTCCGGCGCGCTGATCGACCCGGATTCCTTCGCTCAACTGACGGTGACAGCGGGGGAATGACCAGCTCTGGCGTGGAGATACCGGCGGCAAGTCAGAGTTTATATGGTAAGTCCGTTGGGGATATGATCGAGAACGACATGGAAGTGCTGGAAAACGGCGATGTACGCGGAACGTTTAAGTATGTAACCGGATATACCGGTTTTAACACGGATGTTCCGGTGGAGCAAGAAGGATATTTCTTTCCGTTTACCCTTAAAAAATCCGGTACGACCATGACGTTTAAGAAAAACGGTGTCATGTCAAAGCGGGATATTCCATGGGAGGCCAATAATGTTTTCCGGGTAACTGCGTCGGATACCTTTACGGTGCTGGTGGACGGTGCAGAAGCGGTGACTTTCCACTTCAATAATAGTGTGTTTCAGCCGGAAGCAAAGTCGGTGAAAGCGAGGACGAAGAGGAATGCTTGAAAAGGTCAAGCTGGCGTTACGGATCACAACCACAGCATTTGACGGAGAAATAGAGGATCTCATATCTGCGGCGCTGGCAGACCTGGGCATTGCGGGCGTTATCACCGAAGAGCAGGACGATCCGCTGATTACACGGGCGGTGATCACCTTTTGCAAGGCCAATTTTGGCGAGCCGGACGAGTACGACCGCCTGAAAGCCGCCTACGACGAGCAGAAGGCGCAGCTTCAGATGGCGACCGGATACACGGATTGGAGTGAGGACAATGGATAAATCCAGGGTTCTCACCCTGATTGCCGTGTCCTATCAGCCGGACGAGATTGGGCAACAGGTGCCGACGGAAACGCGCCGGGATGTGTTCTGCAATCTTTCCAGCGTGTCGGCGTCGGAATGGTTTGAGGCCGGACGCGCGGGGCTGAACGCCGAGCACCGGGCGACTCTGTTCGTCCATGATTACGCCGGGGAGGAGCTGGCAGAGCTGTACGGCGTGCGGTACGGCATTTATCGCACCTATCTGGGGCGGAACGAGACAATTGAGCTGTATCTGGAACGAAAGGCGGGCGCGTAATGAGCGGGATACCCATAGAGGAGCTGACCGCCGCCGTGACCGAGGCGCTGGAAAGCTACCGGCAGGACGTGACTGACGGACTGAAAAGGGAGATTAAAACAGTTGCCAAGGAATGTAAGCGGGACATCCAGGAGAACAGCCCGGAACAAACCGGCAGTTACCGGAAGGGCTGGCAGGACAAGGTGGCTTATGAAAGCGATGAGGACATCCGTATCATTGTACGCAACCGGACGGATTATCAGCTCACCCATCTGCTGGAGCATGGACACACCAAGGTAAACGGCGGGCGCGTCGAGGGGAAGCCGCATATCGGGCCGGCGGAACAGCGAGCGGAAAAGAAGCTGTTGAAACGGGTGAAGGTGGTGGTGAAGGGTGACGCTTAAGGAGCTGGAAAAGCAACTGGAAACCACGGGGTTGCCGATCGCATACCGGGCGTGGCCGGAAAAAAATGCGCCGCCCCTGCCGTTTATCTGTTATCTGGCCGCATACTCGAACAACTTCGGCGCGGATAACGAGGTGTATCAAAAAATCAACCATATTCAAGTGGAACTGTATACAAAGCTGAAAGACCCGGAATTGGAGGACAAGGTGGAGCAAGCCTTGTCCTCCTTTTTCTGGGACAAAACCGAGGAGTATATCGATAGCGAGAGGTGCTATCAAATTCTTTATGAAATTGAGGTGTAAAAATGGCGGATAAGGTGAAATTCGGCATTAAGAATGTTCACTATGCGGTGCTGTCGGATGAAACGACGCCCACTTACGAGACGCCGGTAGCGATCCCCGGCGCAGTTTCCTTTTCGTTAGAGGCAAATGGAGATACATCCCCGTTTTATGCTGACAACATGCAGTATTTTGTTACGGTGGCCAACAACGGGTATACCGGAGATTTGGAGGTGGCTCTGTTCCCTGAACAGTTCCTTACCGATGTGTTCGGCTATACCTCCAGCACACAGGACAAGGTGCTGACTGAAAACGCGACGGTTCAGCCCAAGAGCTTCGCCCTGCTGTTCGAGGAGGCGGGCGACACGAGCGGCACAAAATTTGTCCTTTATAACTGCACTTGCACACGGCCCAGCCGGTCCCTGGCCACCACCACCGAGACGACCGAGCCGCAGACCCAGACGGTCAGCGTGACGGCCTCCCCGTTGGCAGACGGGCGCACCATGGCCTATACCAGCGATACCACGCCGGAGAACGTGTTGATCGGCTGGTATAACGACGTATGGCTGAAGGACACCACGGGCGGGGGCGGCTGACATGGACAAAATTCTTACAGTTGGCGGGAAGGAAGTGGGGTTTAGAGCTACGGCTCTGACCCCACGCCTTTACCGGCACAAAATCGGGCGGGATATTATCCAGGATTTGAACCGCTTGCGAAAGGCCTATAACAAAATGTTGAGCAGCGCGGATCATGCGACCGAAGAGGAAAAGCGTGACGCGGAGCTTTCCGCCATGGATTTGGAAATGTTTGAAAACGTCGCCTATATTATGGCCCGGCAGTACGACGCGGCGATTCCCGACACGGCGGACGAATGGCTGGACGGCTTTGAGGTGTTTTCTATTTACGAGGTTCTTCCCCACATTCTGGAGCTTTGGTCCCTCAACGAAGCCACCACCGCCAAGCCTAAAAAAAAATAAGGCCCACGGTTCGGGAGGAAACCGGGGCCACCTTCATGCT